ATAATGTCATCTTTCTTGACGAGTTCGCGTTCATCCCGAATCACATTGCTGATGACTTCTTTGCCTCTGTTTATCCTACTATTTCTTCTGGACAGAGCACAAAGGTAATTATCGTTTCTACCCCTAGAGGTATGAATCACTTCTACCGCATGTGGCACGATGCGGAGAGAGGTAAAAATGAATATGTGCCTACTGACGTTCACTGGTCAGAAGTACCTGGTAGAGATGCTGAATGGAAAGAACAGACTATTGCCAACACTTCTGAAGCACAGTTTAAGGTTGAGTTTGAGTGCGAATTCTTAGGATCGGTCAATACACTCATCAACCCAGCAAAACTGAGAAACTTAGTATATGAAGACCCGATACAAAGGAATGCTGGTCTTGATATCTACGAGAAGGTAAGACATGAGCACAACTATTTAATTACAGTAGACGTTGCCCGTGGATTGGGCAATGACTATTCTGCTTTTATTGTTTTTGATATCACTCAATTTCCTTATAAGGTAGTAGCAAAGTATAGAAATAATGAAATCAAACCAATGCTATTTCCTAATGTTATTCTTGACGTAGCAAAAGGATATAATAATGCTTGGTTATTGATTGAAGTTAATGATATTGGTGAGCAAGTTGCTAATATCTTACATTATGATTTGGAATATGAAAATATGCTGATGGCTGCGATGAGGGGTCGTGCTGGGCAGGTGGTTGGACACGGTTTCTCAGGTAAGAAGTCACAGATGGGTGTAAGGATGACATCTGCGGTGAAGAAGTTGGGATGCTCTAACTTAAAGACTTTCTTAGAAGACGATAAGTTGCTGACAGTTGACTATGACATTATATCAGAACTTACAACATTTGCCCAACGTCATAATTCATTTGAAGCAGAGGAAGGATGTAATGATGACTTGGCAATGTGCCTTGTTATTTTCTCTTGGTTAGTTGCACAAGAGTATTTCAAAGAAATGACGGACAACGATGTCCGTAAGAGAATTTATGAGGAGCAAAAAAATCAAATTGAGCAAGATATGGCACCATTTGGATTTATTGTTGATGGATTAGATGATAATGTTTTTACAGATAGTAATGGTGATACATGGCATACTGATGAATACGGTGATAGGTCATATATGTGGGATTATTATTGATGGACTTAGATGACCAAATCAATCTAGAGCACATTTTATTTTTTGAAAGAGAATGTAGAGTTTGTGGTATAACAAAGAATTTGATAGACGACTTTTATCTTACAAGAAAGGGTAGAGGTGCATTGCCATCGGCATATTCTTATGAGTGTAAGGAATGTACAAAGAAGAGAATAATAGAAAATAAGAAGAAAAAGACTCCCGCAATATGGGAATATCCTGATTGGTAGATATTCACGCACGGTTTCCCCAATTAAACTCTCCTTTTTAATAAATATTTTTAGATTAATCCTGGACTTGTAGGAGAATAAAGATGCCACTTAATTTAGCATCTCCTGGAATTGTAGTTAGAGAGGTTGACTTAACCGTAGGTAGAGTAGATGCTACTAGCGGTGGTGTTGGTGCTATTGTTGCTCCCTTTGCAAAGGGACCAGTAGAAACACCAATTTTGGTACAGAATGAATCCGATCTCTTAAGAAATTTCGGTGAGCCATATAGCACAGATAAGCACTATGAGCATTGGATGGTAGCATCATCCTACCTTGCTTATGGTGGAGATTTAAGAGTCGTTAGAGCAGATGATTCTAAATTAGAAAACGCATCTGTTGGTAGTGCAACTTCAATCAAAATCAAAAGTTTAGAGCACTATAACCAACTTGGTTATGATGAAAGTGCTTTTACTCATACTTTTGTATCGAAGAACCCAGGTAGTTGGGCAAATGATGTTAAGGTAGCAATCATTGATGCCAAGGCAGATCAAATACTGGGTATCAATACAACTGATGCTGCAGTTGGATATGGTGTTACACAGGCAATTTCTGCAACTCTTGCCGGTGTTGGAGCAACATCAGTACTTGATGGATATCTGAAGGGTATCGTTACTGTAGTTGGTGAGGGAGAGATTGGAGTAAAGGTTCTCTCACACGTCTCTGCTGGTGGAACAATAACTACCGTAGATTATCAACCTGGTGGTGTTTATGCATTTTCAACTTCTGCAGATGTGGGATTCCATACTGCAGGTGGATTTGATGCAGGATCTCCCACAACAGTAGCATCAACAAAAGATTGGTTTAATGAGCAAACTATTTCTCTGACAAATTCAACCATTTCTTGGAATACTTTAGCAGACAGACCTGGCACTTCTCAGTTTGCTGCTTCTAAAGGATCCAGATTTGATGAAGTTCACGTTGTAGTCATTGATGATAAAGGAAAAATTACTGGAAACGCAGGAACAATTCTTGAGAAGCATTTATCACTCTCTAAAGCAAAGGATGCTGAGTATTCTGTAGGAAGTCCTTCTCACTGGAGAAAGTATCTTGCAGCAAATTCTGCAAACCTCTTTGCTGGTTCAAGACCTGCAGAGACAGTTGCTACTGGATTTGTTGGTACTGGATATACTGTAGTATCTAGTAATGGTGGAAACTGGAACCAAAATGCTTCTGGCGTTATCTTCCACGCTACTGGAGCAAACACCTTAACACTTTCTAATGGTAAGGACTACGGTGGTGAAACTAGCATCTCTTCTACAGGTGCTCTCACTGCAGGCACATCAGCATTGAATACTGGTTATGACCTCTTTGAAAACACAGATAATTATGATATTGATTTCCTCTTGATGGGTTCAGCAAACTATACTAAAGAAAGCGCACAAGCACTTGCTAACAAACTGATTGCAGTTGCTGAAGCAAGACAAGATGCACTCGCATTCATTTCACCTTACAGAAAGGCATTTATTACTGATACTACTGTTGGTAGTGTTACAGTCAATTCCGATGCAGACATTACTGATAATGTAACAGGTTTCTATGCACCTGTAACCTCTTCAACTTATGCGGTATTTGATAGTGGTTACAAGTACATGTATGATAGATTCTCTGATACTTTCCGTTATGTCCCACTGAATGGAGATATTGCTGGTCTTTGTGCAAGAAATGACCTCAGAAACTTCCCATGGTTCTCACCTGCAGGAACTGCAAGAGGTGCAATTCTCAATGCAGTAAAACTTGCTTACAATCCATCCAAAGTTCAAAGAGACAAACTCTATTCCAATAGAGTCAACCCAGTTATCTTCTCACCTGGAGATGGTATTGTCCTCTTTGGTGATAAAACTGGATTTGGTAAGTCATCAGCATTTGATAGAATCAATGTCCGTCGTTTGTTTATCTATCTTGAGAAAGCAATTGCAGCTGCTGCTAGAGACCAACTCTTCGAATTCAACGATGAGATTACAAGAACAAACTTTGTAAACATCATCGAACCATTCCTTCGTGATGTCCAATCAAAAAGAGGAATCTTTGATTATGTCGTCGTTTGCGACGAAACAAACAACACCGCTGCTGTTATCGACAACAATGAATTTGTTGCTGATATCTTCATCAAACCAAACAGATCGATTAACTTCATCGGTCTCACGTTTGTTGCCACCAGAACTGGTGTTTCGTTTGACGAAGTAATTGGCAACGTTTGATTATTAATCAACCTTAGAGGTATAAAAAACAATGGCAACTAGAAATCAACTTAATCCACCCCCACTAAGAAAGATTACTGATTTTAAGAGCAAACTGACTGGTGGCGGTGCACGCTCTAATCTGTTTGAAGTTGAATTATCATTCCCCTCAACCGTAGCTGTTGATGGTTTGAATGACATTCTCAATAAGGCAAGATTTCTTGTCAAGGCAGCAAATCTTCCCGCATCAAACGTAGCACCTATTGAAGTTCCTTTCAGAGGAAGAGTTTTGAAGGTTGCTGGAGACAGAACCTTCGATACTTGGTCAATCACCGTTATCAACGATACCGATTTCTCTATTCGTTCTGCTTTTGAAAAGTGGATGAATACTATGAATAGAGTATCTGATAACACTGGACTCACCAATCCAGCAGATTATCAAGCAGATGCTTATGTTTATCAACTCGACCGTAATGGCGACACTCTGAGAAAGTATCATTTCTATGACCTCTTCCCAACTCAGGTTGCCCCAATCGAACTTTCATATGATGCTCAGGGAATTCAAGAATTCACTGTCGAAATGCAAGTTCTCTGGTGGGAAGCAATCAGAGGTAGTGGTCCTAATTCGGGTGGTGAAAACATTAACTAAATAGTCCATAACAAGTAGATAGTTTATACGATGGCAAAACTTTTTGGTTTTTCTATTGACGATTCGCAGAATAAACCACCTTCGGTAGTATCCCCCGTCCCTCAAAATAATGAGGACGGGGTTGATAATTATATCTCTAGTGGATTTTATGGTCACTATGTTGATATCGAAGGTGTTTATCGCACTGAGCATGATTTAATCAAAAGATATAGAGAAATGGCACTTCATCCTGAGTGTGATGGTGCCATTGAAGATGTAGTAAATGAAGCTATCGTTAGTGATCTTTATGACTCGCCAGTTGAGATTGAATTATCAAACCTTAATGCTAGTGATAGATTAAAGCAAATCATTAGAGCAGAATTTAAATATATCAAAGAAGTTTTAGATTTCGATAGAAAGGCACACGAAATCTTTAGAAATTGGTATGTTGATGGAAGACTTTATTATCTGAAGGTCATCGATTTCAAGAATCCTCAGGCAGGTATTCAGGATTTGAGATACATTGACCCAATGAAAATGAAATTTATTCGTAAGGAAAAGAAGAAAGAAAATAATTATCAAGCACTTACTAATGGAAGACTTCAACAAAATAACGATGTAAATGTCGTAGAACCAGAAATTGACGAATATTTCATCTATACCCCATCACCAAATTATCCAACCGGTCTAATATCAAACTCCTCCAGTAAAAAAGGTGCAGTAAAGATTGCAAAGGATTCGGTTACTTATTGTAGCTCAGGATTGGTTGATAGAAACAAAGGCACAGTATTGTCTTATATGCATAAGGCAATCAAGGCACTCAATCAACTGAGAATGATTGAAGATTCTTTGGTCATCTATCGTTTGTCCAGAGCACCTGAGCGTAGAATTTTCTATATTGATGTTGGCAATCTTCCAAAAGTAAAGGCAGAGCAATACCTCAAAGAGGTTATGTCTCGTTATAGAAATAAACTTGCCTATGATGCAAATACCGGTGAAGTCCGTGATGACCGCAAGTTTATGTCCATGATGGAAGACTTCTGGCTTCCAAGAAGAGAAGGTGGTCGTGGCACTGAAATCACTACACTTCCCGGTGGACAAAACCTTGGCGAACTTTCCGACATTGAGTATTTCCAAAAGAAACTCTACAGAGCACTTGGAGTTCCCGAATCAAGAATTGCTGCCGATGGTGGTTTTAATCTTGGTCGTTCTTCCGAAATTTTAAGAGATGAACTTAAGTTTGCTAAGTTTGTCGGTCGTCTGAGAAAGAGATTCTCTCAGATGTTTAACGATATGCTGAAGACACAATTAGTTTTAAAAAATATTGTGTCTCTTGAAGATTGGGAAGTAATGTCCGATCATATTCAGTATGATTTCCTCTATGATAACCAGTTTGCTGAACTGAAAGAGTCCGAATTGCTCCAAAGCAGACTTGGCAATCTTGCAACCATCGAACCTTATATTGGAAAGTATTACTCCACAGAGTTTGTAAGAAAGAAAGTTCTTCGTCAAACTGATTCAGAGATTATTGAGATTGATGAGCAGATTGAAGATGAAATTAACAAAGGTATTATCCCAGCTCCTGGAAGTGTAGATCCAATTACGGGAGAACCTTTACCTGGAATGGACCCAATGGGAATCGGTATGGACCCAATGGCAATGGGTCAAGTTCCAACAGAACCAGATATGGGACAAGATGCATCAGTTGCTGATGCACAGATGCAAAAAGACACCAAAAAGGCAGAAATATAAATATAGAATATATACACTAAATTTTTATGGATAACGTTATCGATTTGATTGCAACAGATGCAAAGCCAACTGATGTGTCTGATGCCATTAAGGGTATTTTATATGCAAAATCTGCTGAAAGAATTGATGCTGCACGTCCAATTGTAGCAGGTAATTTATTTGGTGAAGGTGAACCTGAAGTTGACCAAGAATCACAAGAGGAAGAAGAATAATGACAAGAACATTATTAATAGGAACCGAAGTAGGTTTAGCTGCGACAACTACATTAGATAGTGCAACTGTTGTCAGAGTATACAATGGTGTTGGTGGAACTGCAACTGTTAGTATTGCCAAAAGCACTTTTGCTGGATACGCAAATACATCAACTGTGTCTCTTCCTCAGGGTCATGTTGAATTTTTTGAGAAAGCAGGTGCAGACCAAATATGGGCTTCAGATAATGCAGTGGTTGGTGCAAAAGTAGGATTTACTGGGTAAACAAATGAAACTTATCACAGAAGAAATTTCAAGCGTAGAATTTATCACCGAAGGAAAAGGTGCTGGACAAAAGTGCTTTATTAAAGGTATTTTTCTTCAGGCAGAGCAAGTAAACCGTAATGGTAGACTTTATCCCATGCAAATCATGGAGAAAGAAGTCAATCGTTACAATGAGAGTTTCGTTCAAAAAGGACGTGCTCTTGGGGAACTTGGTCACCCTGATGGACCTACCGTAAACCTTGATAGAGTTTCTCACAAGATTTGTGAACTCTACAGAGATGGAAACAACTTTGTAGGTAAGGCACAACTTCTCGAAACTCCAATGGGTAAGATTGCACAATCCTTAATTAAGGAAGGTGTCCAATTGGGGGTTTCTTCTCGTGGTGTTGGTTCACTCAAGATGACCAATGAAGGTCATAAAATTGTCGGTGAAGATTTCATGTTAGCAACTGCTGCTGATATCGTTGCCGATCCTTCTGCACCTGATGCTTTTGTTTCAGGAATTATGGAAGGAAAAGAGTGGGTTTGGGAAGGTGGAATCCTTCGTGAGCAACTCGCCGAAAGAACCCAAAAGAGAATTAATACTCTCGTAGGTCAAAGAGCTCTTGAGGAACATAAGCTTGAATTATTCAAGACTTTCCTCCTAGATCTTTAATTTATAAATAAATATAGATTAATACAAAAATATCTAATCAAATGTCCGTTGGTAGCAATTTACAAGAAATGGAAAACGTAGTAACCAAAGGGGCTGCTCCTGCCGAGCCAATGCAATCAGCAGGTATTCCTGTTGAAGATCTTGGCGGTCCTACCCCTGATAATTATCGTCCCGATGACGATTCTGCAAAACTCAAGGATCCTGCAGCAACTCTGAAGCAAGTCAAAGATGTAGTCAATGCTAAGGCAGCACCTGCTGAAGCAGTTTCTGACGAAATCGAAGATGGTCAAGAGATTGTAGCAGAAGAAGAAGAAGTAACCGAAGAGGAAGTTGTTTCTGAAGAAGAAGTAACTGAGGAAGAGGTTGTTGCTGAAGAAGAAGCACCTAAGATTGAGTATAACGTCGAAGAAGATGTTAATGCTCTCCTTCAAGGTGAAGAGCTTTCTGAGGAATTCCAAGAGAAAGCACGTACCATTTTCGAAACTGCTATCAACGCAAAAGTCGGTGAAATCACCGAGCAACTGCAAGCAACCTACGAAGAAGCACTTGTAGAAGAAGTTGCTGCAATTAAAGAAAGTCTTGAGGAAAGACTCGACGCATACCTTGAGTATGTTGCCGATGAGTGGATTCAAGAGAACGCTCTCCAAGTTGAGCACGGACTCAAGACTGAAATGACAGAATCATTCATGCAAGGCATGAAGAGTCTTTTTGAAGATCATTATGTAACCATCCCTGAAGATAGATATGATGTAATCGAGAGCATGGTAGATAAACTTGATGAAATGGAAGCAAAACTCAACGAGCAAATCGATAAGAATGTTGCTCTTAATAAGAGATTAGCTGAGTCAGTTGCTGATGTAATCTTTGCAGAAGTCACTGAAGGACTTGCCCTTTCCCAGAAAGACAAGCTTGCTACTCTTGCAGAAAATGTTGAGTTTGACAGTGAGTCAGACTATCGTGAGAAACTGGTAACTCTGCGTAAGTCATACTTCCCAGAGAATGCCGGAGCTCAAAGAGACCACTCAGAGACTATCTCTGAAGGTACCGAGGTTGCTGGTCAAACATCAGCATCACCTTTAATGGAATCTTACATGAATACTCTGAGAAGAGTTTCTAAGAAGTGATTTCTATATCATAACAGTTCAAACTAACTTTTTTAAAGAGGTAAAAATCAAATGCAAATGCCCTTAAACGAGCATCTGCAGGAGAAGTGGGCACCCCTTCTGGACTACGAAGGTCTTGATTCAATCAAAGATGCACATCGTAGAGCCGTAACTGCTCAACTCCTGGAGAACCAAGAAGTTGCTCTTCGTGAAGAGCAATCATTCCTTTCCGAAGCACCTACCAACGCTGTTGGTAACAGTGGTTATCAGTCTGGTGGTGGTCAAACCGTTGCTGGTTTCGATCCCGTCCTGATTTCCCTCATCCGTCGTTCAATGCCTAACCTGGTCGCATATGACCTGGCTGGCGTTCAACCAATGACCGGTCCTACTGGACTCATCTTCGCAATGCGCTCCCGTTACAGCACTCAGGGTGGTGCTGAAGCACTGTTTAACGAGCCAAACTCTGCATTCTCTGGCATCGGCACTGATGGTTCAGTCCTTGGCAGTGGATATGTTTCTGGTTCTGACGGTGCTGCTGCTGGTTTCGGCACTGACACTCAGAGAGGATCCAATCCTGGCGTTCTCGATCCTAATGCTACTCCTAGCACCTATAGTGTTGGTCGTGGTATGGATACTGCAACCTCAGAATCTCTGGGCGAAGCAGGTAACGACTTCAACGAGATGGCATTCTCGATCGAGAAGGTCACCGTTACTGCTAAGAGCCGTGCTCTGAAAGCAGAATACAGCCTTGAGCTTGCTCAGGACCTGAAGGCAATTCACGGTCTGAATGCAGAAGCTGAGTTGGCAAACATCCTGTCAACTGAGATTCTTGCTGAAATCAACCGTGAAGTCATCAGAACTATCTACAAGGTTGCACGTCCTGGTGCTCAGGCAAACGTTGCCACCCCTGGCGTATTCGACCTCGACGTTGATTCCAACGGACGTTGGAGCGTTGAGAAGTTCAAGGGTCTTATCTTCCAAATCGAGCGCGATGCCAACGCAATCGCACAAGAGACTCGTAGAGGGAAGGGCAACATGATTCTCTGCTCTGCAGACGTTGCTTCCGCACTGACCATGGCAGGAGTTCTGGACTACACCCCAGCACTCAATGCTAACCTCAACGTTGATGACACTGGCAACACCTTCGCAGGTGTCCTTGCTGGTAAGTATCGTGTATACATCGACCCATATTCTGCAAACGCAGTTGCTGGTTCCGATGGTTCGCAGTATTACGTTGCTGGTTATAAGGGTTCTTCACCTTATGACGCAGGTCTCTTCTACTGCCCATATGTCCCCCTCCAGATGGTACGTGCCGTCGGTCAGGACACCTTCCAGCCCAAAATTGGATTTAAGACCCGCTACGGCATGGTCTCCAATCCATTCGCAGATGGTTCACCTGGTGGTGACTACGGTGCAATCAAGGGTGGCGTCAACCGTTACTACAGAAGAGTCAGAGTACTCAACCTCATGTGATTCTCGATTCACATATCTATCAAGAGACCCCGCGGGGTCTCTTTTTTTATCTAAATACAAATAAAACCTCTAATGGCTTGTGAGTTTCCGACACAAATAACTAATAGAAATTTCCTGTCACCTTCAGGTTTTAAGTTTACTCTAACTAAAGAACCGAAAGTAAGTTTTTTCTGCACAGTCGCAAGAATACCAGAGTTATCATTAGATACTGCTGTGCAACCATCATATCTCAAGAATCTTGATATTCCCGGAGAAAAATTATCTTATGGTGATTTGACTTTAAGATTTTTGGTTGATGAGGATATGGAAAACTACATGGCAATCCATAATTGGTTAACTGGATTGGGTTTTCCAGAAAGCACACAAGACTATGTAGATTTGCTTGCAGATCCTGATGATATAACGCAACCTGGAGATGCAAAAAGAGGTTTTAGTGACGGCAGTTTAACAATTTACAATAGTAACTATAGAGCAAACGCTATTGTAAAATTCAAAGATATGTTTCCAATTTCCTTGACTTCCTTGGAATTTGATTCTTCAGTTACTGACATAGAATACTTTACAGCAGAGGCTACTTTCAAGTATACTATCTACAATATACTCGACTCTGATAACAGAACACGCTTATGAATCTTGAGCAAATTCAGGAGATGTGGGAGAAAGACTCTCAAATCGACCCTGATAATTTACATGATGAGTCTTTAAAAATTCCTCAACTTCATGCAAAGTATTATACTGTATATAATACGATTACCCTTCTAAAAGAGAGAGCAAGAGAGACTTATAACAAGGTCAAACTCGAAAGGTATAACTACTACACCGGAAAGGCACCAGCAGAGGTATATGAGGAAGATCCTTTCCCATATAAGGTTAGGGACAAAGATGCCTTACAGAGGCATATGGATGCCGATGAGAAACTCAATAAGATTGACATTAAAATTCGATATTATGATGTGATGTTAAAGTTTCTTGAGGATATCATTAAGACCATTTCTAATAGAACTTATCAAATCAAAAATTCTATTGAGTGGCACCGTTTCCAAGCAGGTTTTAACTAATGGACGACGACTATCTTTACGAGCAAGACTTTGATGAAGATTTGCCCTTTGTCTCAATGGATATGGGTATTGAAGATGTGAGACAAATTCACGAATCGATAAGTCTTCATTTGAAAAACTGGGTTTCATGCCCAGACAAAAAAGAAAGACTGGAAGGTTTAAAAGACTTTCTAGAAAGGTTAATGCTGGAATATACGTTTAAAGTCGGAGAATAAATATCCATAGGTGAATCCTATGGATTATGTCTC